ATATTCAAAAAATCTGTTTTCGTCAAGGGCGGCCAGACCGTCGAGGGCGACCAGTACGTCGAGGGCTACCAGACCGTCGAGGGCGACCAGTACGTCGAGGGCTACCAGACCGTCGAGGGCGACCAGACCGTCGAGGGCTACCAGTACGTCGAGGGCAACCAGACCGTCAAGGGCAACCAGACCGTCAAGGGCGACCAGTACGTCGAGGGCTACCAGACCGTCAAGGGCTACCAGTACGTCGAGGGCGGCCAGACCGTCAAGGGCAACCAGTACGTCAAGGGCTACCAGACCGTCAAGGGCGGCCAGACCGTCGAGGGCTACCAGGCCGTCGAGGGCGACCAGACCGTCAAGGGCGACCAGTACGTCGAGGGCTACCAGACCGTCAAGGGCGGCCAGACCGTCGAGGGCTACCAGACCGTCAAGGGCAACCAGTACGTCAAGGGCGACCAGTACGTCAAGGGCAACCAGACCGTCGAGGGCTACCAGACCGTCGAGGGCGACCAGACCGTCAAGGGCGACCAGTACGTCGAGGGCGACAACCAGACCGTCGAGGGCAACCAGTACGTCGAGGGCGACCAGTACGTCGAGGGCTACCAGACCGTCGAGGGCGACCAGACCGTCGAGGGCTACCAGTACGTCGAGGGCAACCAGACCGTCGAGGGCGACCAGTACGTCAAGGGCGACCAGACTGTCGAGGGCGGCCAGTACGTCGAGGGCGACCAGTACGTCGAGGGCTGTAAATTACTAAAGCCTCGTGGATCGATTACCATCAATCACATTGGCTCCCGTAATGCCGCCACTACATTTTATTTCACTACCGATTCTGGCGTGATGGTCCGATGTGGGTGCAAGTTTTTACCAGTCGCCGACTTTGAGCAAACGGTAAAATCAACTCATGGAGACAACCAGTTCGCGCGCGAGTATCAATACGCGATTGAGTATGCTAAAAATATGGACGCATACTATCGGGGCTTACGGTGAAACCCGTCATAGCCATCCTCGCGCTGTGCCTGTGCTCGTGCGCGACCATCCACGGCCCTCAGCGCTACACGTACTCGCTGAAATACCCGTGGCTTACGGATGAGATATACCAGATATGTGTAACCGAGTCCGCGCGAAACGAGTTACCGCTCGCCCTGGTTCTGGCCGTGATCGACGCCGAGAGCGATGGCCGACCCTGGGCCGTGAGCAGGGCCGGTGCGCGAGGAATGATGCAGGTCATGGGCAAGTACTGGTATCGCGGACCCGCCGAGGATTTGCAAGACCCCGCGCTGAACATCCGTATCGGGTGCCGTGTGCTCGCGCATTATCTCAAGGCGGCTGGTGGTGAATTACCGAGGGCGCTGAAGTACTATAATGCCGGGCCGAGTGGTAAGGTTTGGAATTGGAAGTACATCAATAAAATCATGAGTAACGCGGAGGGGTGTGGTTATGACAGCAAAAGAGATAATTATTAAGTATCTTACGGATAATGGATATGATGGGCTGTATAATAATGATGATGATTGCGGTTGTGGGATTGATGATTTGCTACCATGCGGTGCAAGTCCCGACGATTGCAAACCAGCGTACAAGTGCAAATGCGATTTGCATTGCGGAGTATATTCAGCGTGTTACACGCCAGCTAAAGAAAATAAATGCTGGAAAGAAGATTGAAAAGAGTGTATCGAATCCGCCACCGGCAAAAAAATCGAGGAGGTACTATCATGAGCGACCAGATCAGCGAGAAGATGGCGAGGAAATTGGCACATCAAGTGGCAGTTACGTGTTATGAACAAGCCGACCAGTTTGACGCAGAGTCACGGTGCATGAGAGCATGGCGAGTCGCCGGACTCATCAAGCTCTCGAATCTCTCAAAGCTCAACGAGGTGAGGAAGTGGGTGCGCGACATGAAGCCAGCTGCCGGAGCGGAATACTCGTTATATTATAATGGCGTCCGTGACGCCGCAGAACTCTTCGAGGCCGCAATAACCGAAATCATGGAGGAACGCGAATGAAAAGACTGATATTGCGCTTTGTTTCTCTATACAGGGTGCGGCGTCAGGCCTATATAATATGGGTTTTGATGTACTATGGATTGCGCGTCATACGATTCGAGAACAAAGAAAACTACCGCTACTTGCGGTATAAAAACGGGTGGGGAATATGACGATCACAATGTTTATCCTCGCCGTGGCGTGTCAGTCCGGCGCGTACCTGTGCCTGCGTTTGGGCTGGCCCGTACTCGCGGAGTCGATGCGGTTCTGCGCAATCGCCGCTCTTGTCGCGTGGGGGGCTACGATATGAACATCGGCCTCGTCGATGTGGATGGCCACAATTATCCGAATCTTGCGCTCATGAAATTATCAGCATGGCACAAGAATCGGGGCCACCGCGTCGAGTTCGCCGACATGTTCGGGCATTATGATATTGTATATGCGAGCAAGGTGTTCACATGGTCCCCCGATGATGAATATTGTTATGCCACGCGCGACACCAAGCTTGGTGGAACGGGGTACAATTTTGACACCCTACCCGAAGAGATCGAGCACGTCTGCCCGGATTATGGGCTATACCATTGCACAAGCGCATACGGTTTCTTGACGCGCGGGTGTCCGAATAAATGCTCATGGTGTTTCGTGCCAGACAAGGAGGGGGACATTCGCCCCCATGCAGAGATTGACGAATTTTTGGGCGGTATGAAATCTGCCGTACTCATGGATAACAATGTCCTCGCGTCGGATCACGGCATTAAACAGATTGAGCAAATATCACGGCGCGGAGTACGTGTTGACTTCAATCAAGGTTTGGATGCAAGGCTCATAGACGCTCCCGTGGCTCGCTTATTATCGCGTGTAAAATGGCTGGCGCCGCTTCGCATGGCGTGTGATTCTCTGGCGATGTTGCCACGAGTAAAATCTGCGGTGAAATTATTACGCGCCGCCGGGGTTACTCCGCAAAGGTATTTTTGCTATGTGCTTGTCACGGATATTGATAGCGCCCTAGTTCGCGTCGAATCATTGAGGGCTATCAATGTTGACCCGTTCGCGCAAGCGTTCCGTGATAAACAGGGCACTCCTCCGACACGCGAGCAAAAAGACTTTTGCCGGTGGGTCAACCATAAGGCGATATTCAAATCTATAATGTGGGAGCAATATGTATGAAAATTACAATCATAGGATCCACTTCTTACCAACATAGGATGCAAAGGCATAAGTTAGAACTCGAAGCGAACGGTCATACTGTTTCTCTCCCGGCATTCGACGATTTTGATGGTATGAACGAATTACAGGTGTGCGGGTATAATAGAGATAAAATAAAATGGGCCGACGAAATCCATGTAATATGGGATCAGCGGTCAATCGGAACTATTTTCGATTTAGGAATGGCCTTCGCTTTACAGAAGCCGGTTCGGATTGTTTACCTCAATGCAAAAACATTCCCAAATTTCCTTAGTCAATACGCCATCAGAGATGGGGCTACGATATGACCGACCGCGAGATAATGCTCGAAAGCGAGATCGCCGAACTGCGCTCACGCCTTGCCCGAGCCGAACGCTTGGAGCGGTACATCCCCGCCGCCGTGATTGACGAGTGTGTGGCGGTGCTCGACCACGGCGAAGAAAAGCATCCCGGCGAGGAGTGGAAGAAGGTTTTCCCTCACATCCACATGATTCGCGCCCACATGCATATATGGGACTTTGAAACAGGTGGCTGCGAGCGCGAGTATGAAAGCGGCCGCTATCACTTGGCCCACGCGATCGTCAGGTACATGATGGCTCTTGCTCAGTTCATGGGGGCTGTGCAAATTCACGAGGAGGAATTATGAGTTATCGAGACATGACGTTTTGCGGGTTCTACAAAGGTTGCGTCAACGGCAATACGTGCGATCGTGCGCTTACGCTCAATGTGAGACGCGCTGCTAAGGCTGCCGGTATTCCAGTGGCCAGATTTGTTGATCCGCCGGAATGCTTCAAGAAGCCATTTTCACCAAACGGTGAAAGCGCAGAAAGCAATGAATAATACTGCTATACCGGCAATCGCGATAGTATTCTGATATATTCTTGACATTATGTACATGATATATTACGATGTTACTGGTATAGCGGTAAAAACGGAGGAGAAACATTATGATGACAGCCAACTTGGGGTATGGGCGACTTGTTTATTTGCGAGAATATGATATGCATAAACTTGTTTATACCGCTGAAAGCGTATACATGTTATACTTAGCATGATGAACTATGGCGAATACGCCGCAATAAGGAGGAGAGATGAAGCTTGAACGTCTTGCGGTTAAACTCTATAAACTTTTTGGTGCCTATGTTAAGGCGTTTGAAAAAGAGAGTGGTCCGTCTCGTGGTAAGATATGGGTGCGATATAATAATGGCGAAATTGTGGTATTTGCCAATTCACCCGAAAAAGTTGCAGAAGCCGCTATTGAAATAGCAAGGAGGATCAATGAACGCTAAAGTCACCGAACTCATGGATAAAATCGGAATCTCCCGTCAGTCCGCGATTGAGATTGTGGCGATGGACATCAACGCCTCGCGTGCTGAAAGTCGGCGCATTCCGTGCGAAGTGTACTCGCGTTGCGTGGGCTATATTCGCCCATTAAGTCAGTGGAACAACGGCAAGCGCGAGGAGTTCCGCGAGCGCAAAACATACAAGATCAATGAGGCGTAATTGAGGAACTTCAAGCGCGTGATGGTATGCTCAGACACGCACAGCGGCCATCATTACGGACTTACTCCTCCCGAATGGTGGTTTGGGAAGGACTCTGGCGACCGCCTTCAGCGCGACATAGGCGAGTACCAGCGGGATTTGTGGGGCTTCGCTGCTGACACCATCGAAAGACTCAAGCCGATTGACATCTTGCTTATGACAGGCGATGCCATAGACGGTAAGGGCGAGAAGTCTGGAGGAGTGGAGCAGCTGACGACCGACCGCGTTGAGCAATGCCGGATGCTTGCGCGTTTCATAGATGAGACAGAGGCCGCGAAAGTGAGAATGGTCTATGGAACCCGCTATCACGTCGGAAAGGAGGATGACTTTGAATCGATCATACCCGACTTTTCGCGCTGCAAGGACATCAAGATTGAGGGTCACGGGTTCTATAATGTGAACGGGTGCGTGATCGACGCGAAGCACAAAATCGGGGCCTCACAGATACCGCACGGACGGCACACCGCAATATCAAGGGCCAGGATGTGGAACGTGATGTGGCACACCGAGAAGGCCAAACACCCGCTCTCAAACATCATTTTGCGCGGGCACGTCCACTACTTCAATTACGCCGGTGGTCCGTCGTGGGTTGGGGTTACACTCCCGGCCCTGTGCTATCACACTATTTTCGGGGTGCGCGAGTGCGAAGGGCTGGTCGATCTTGGTATAGTCTGGTTTGACATTTACGACAGCGGGAGGTTTTCATGGGATTGGAGAATGGCAGAGTTTCCGGGGTTGGATGTGGAGGCCACTATCCTATGACGGTTCACATCCCGGACGAGTGGAAGGCCGCAATCGAGGGCAAGCGCCGCCGCGCGCGAGTGATGGACGACAAGACGAAGGCCGCTATTGACGCAATGATAATACAATACTACCCGACAAACACGCAGCGACAGATCGCCGTGGCCTGCGGGTGTTCGTCTGGATATGTGGCGACGCGAGTGCTTTTTTTGCGTGATGAAGGTAAAATTTCTTGAAGGAGGTCGCAATGGATTTCAACGAGTTTCCTAAAATAGCCCGCCTTTCCCGTGAGTGTATTATCACCGAGAAGATCGACGGAACCAATGGCCAGATATACATCGGGGAAGACGGCGAGTTTCTTGTTGGCAGCCGGACGCGCTGGATCACGCCCGAGAACGACAACTTCGGGTTTGCGCGGTGGGCTTACGACAATAAAGACGATCTTATGGCTCTTGGTCCAGGAAGGCACTTCGGCGAGTGGTGGGGGCAGGGAATACAGCGTGGATATGGCCTGAAAGAAAAGCGGTTTTCGCTGTTCAACGTGACGCGGTGGGCTGAAGCGCATCCGCCGTGCTGCGATGTGGTACCGGTTCTATGGCGCGGGATTTTTGAAACTGATGCAGTCTTAATGTGTTTGCGCGATCTTATAGAAACTGGCAGCGTAGCGTCGCCGGGCTTCATGCGGCCCGAGGGTGTTGTTGTCTATCACGTCGCCGCAAACATGTACTTTAAGAAGACCATAGAAAAAGATGAAGAACCGAAGTCAAAACGATGATTTGGGTTCGATTTCCCCGCATAGCGTAACACCATCAAGGCCCGTGTCTTTCGTACAACAAAGTTTGTACGAAGGACACGGGCATGACAGCAATAAATTATTTTAAGGAGAAAAGACATGAATGTAAACATTGAACTAAAGATTAAAATGACTGATGGTAAAGAGGTAATTCTCAACACCGAAGAGGCGAAAGAACTTTTAGGTAAGCTGAAAGAGATATTTCCAGAGCCGGTGTATATTCCTTCAACTCCGATAATTATTCAACAGCCTTATAGATGGTGGGAAACGGTATGGGATTCAAATACAGGAAAGGTAACTATCAGCAATAAAACAGAATAAAGGCCCGTGTCTTTCGTACAACAAAGTATATGTGAAAATAAAAAATATGAAGTCAAAACGGAGATTGTTTGAAATATCGCGGTAAGGGCACGCTCTCTTTCACCGTCCAGCCCTACGGACATGAGGTGCACTTCTGCTACCTTTTGGGCGATAAGGAGATGGACCGATATGCCCAAAAGCATCTCAACGTGTCTTGGGGAGAGCCCGGAGATACCATTTTCGGCACACGACACTATTACCACGGCGGCTATATAGGTGCGTCAGTGGTGTGGATGAGGAAAAAGCTTATTTTCGGCGAGCCATCGGATCACGGAATAATAGCGCACGAAGTCCAACATATAGTTTCCAATATCTGTCGAGACTGCAATATGCCGCGCGACACAGACAACGACGAACCTTTTGCCTATCTTTCCGGCTGGATAACAGAGCAACTTTATTTCTGGCTACTCACAAAAAACTCTTGACAACTAAACAAGCGTATAGTATATTTGCCTTGCCTTTCTCTTTGAAAACTGGCGTATAGTTTTGACAAGAAAAAACCCGGCTATTCGGCCGGGTTCGTGGCTATCGATTCAACGTATAGTTTCACGGCTTCCTCGATGACCTCCGTCATAGTCTTCCCCGTGTCCGTGGCTATCTGTTCGACACTCTCTTTGACATCGGGGTGCAATCGATAGTTGACTCTTACTCTCTTTGGCTTGTGCATAGTTCCTCCATATAGTTTTTGTTGCTTTGCCCGCTTGCCATTGAAGGCCACGGCTAAACCGGCGGGCGGGTGCTACAACGTAGCATAAATCTCGAATGCGGCGTCGTGTTGCGTGCTCTTGTCGCGTTTTGCAATCCTCAAAATCAGGCGTTCGGCCTGGAACAGCGCGCGAGCCTGTACGTCAAGCCACGACTCGCGCGAGTTCGGATTGCGGCGACCATTGTTGGTTTTTTTGAGTTCTGATGGCGAGCATACGCGCTCGGCAATATCTTCGTCGTAAATCAGAGCACACCCTCCGTCGGAATACTGCGACCAGCTATCGGCACCGTTGAGTAATTCTTTGCGGTCGGCGGGCGATCCGAAAAACTCGCGTTCGGCGTCCCATTCCTCGATCAGGTCAAGCGCATAGTTTTTGACGCCGCGCTGCCATGCGGAGCGGCACTTTTCCGCTGCGATCTTTTCGCGCAATTCTTTTATAGTCATTGTAAGACCTCCATTATTTTTTAACGACTTACGGAACCGCCCGAAAGGCGGAACCGTAAAGCGTTAATTATGCCCTCCTCTCAATAGAGTACACAATCTCCCCGGCGGCATACAGGCAGATCGTCCGCCCGTATACCTTCACGCGGTCGATGATTATACCGCGTTTTGCGTATTGCTGCTTGACGTATTCGACAAATCCTTTCTGTTTTTTACTCATTTGCTGCACCTCTCTATTTTTTTAACGGCTTGTGTCCGGCCACCGTAATGACCGGCCATAAGGCGTCAATAGGTAAGCGCGATCTTTTGAACGGTGCGCTCTAATACTTCGGCATTTTTCCGCCATGCACGCACGATGTCCGGAGCATCACCCCAATTTGTGGCGACGTGTTCGGCCTTCTCCTCGCATATCTCAGCAAGCGCGAGGATCAGCGGCCTTATGTCGTTTCGGTCGAGTATGTGCTCCAATAATTCTTTGTCTTTGTTGTTCATTGTCACTCTCCTAATTATATTTTAACGGCTTGTGTCCGGGCACATAATGCCCGGCCATAAGGCGTCAACCATAAATGTAAAACCTTGAACGCGGATTATTAACTTTTTCCGATATAATCTGGTCAATCCAATTAATTATATCCGCTTCGCAGGTTGGGTCATCAATCGCACCTTGACGCACCCAGGTAGCCAATTGCCGCCACGCCGCGTCGAATAAGCGGTTACTGGAATCGGCGAATTCTTTGCGGATTGATTTTTTAAGTGTTTTGTTCATTTTCATCTCCTCACTCTCCTTACTATATTTTAACGGCTTGTGCAATCCCGCCGTAACGGGAGAGCATAAGGCGTTAACTACTCGACCACGAATCCGCGCGATATGATGCGCTTGTCACGGTAGATGTTGCGGCACTCGCCCCGGATGATCGCCTCTATTACGTCCTCCCAGTCCGTGGCGTCCCACTCGTCGCGTTGTGGCGTAATGGCCATAGTGACCTTAATGCCGGTGCGGTTGCCGGTCCGGTTGCTCTCACGCTCGATCGTGTACCGTGTCCGGCCGCGTACTACGCGGATACCACCACAGTTAGGATAATCGTAGTCGATAGTGTTGATTATCTCTGTACTCATATTATCACTCTCCTATGTATATTTAACGGCTTGTGCAATCCCGCCGTAACGGGAGAGCATAAGGCGTTAAATCTTAATTTCGACCGGCTCAAGCGTGACTTTTGACACTAAAAGTGGGGCGTTTATTAGCGTTCAGCGTGTTACCGGTTTCCGGCCGGCCGGCCTACTTGCTGCCATGATGCAAGCACCATGTTCGCGCCCCGAAGTTTTCAAAGACCATTACGTCTTACTGATAATAGTAACGTACTTACACTATCGGATAATGTCAAGTATTTTTTGCAATTTTTTCTGAGCGCGTGGAAAAAAAGTGCAAAAACGCGGAAAAAAATTCTTGACAGATACACGTATGTTTAGTACATTGCATTATGCCTACTATAGACCGTGAGGGTATATATAGAACCGGCCGCGATACGTGTATAATAGGCCGATAATCATGCCATATACTACCAATACACTATCTATTCCGCGCGTCCAGAGGCCATAATTGCCCCGCAATAGGCCGGATGCCGACATTATCACTGCCCGCATTATAGATATGATAGTAGCCGGGCACAGCACTTCAGCGATACAATCCACCTTATCACCTATATTTGGCGTACAACAACGGCAGATCAGACGCTATATGGCGAGAGCTAAGCAGCAACTCAAGCTCGCAACCGCCGAAATGGACCAATACCGGCCGCTGATCCTGGCGAGATACGAGCAGCAATACAGAGACTGCGAGCAGATCGAGAAAACCGAAACCAAAATCCGGCTTCAGCGTGATATTAACGATTCAATGGCCCGCCTCACGGGCGCGGACCAGCCGGCGCCAAAGAGCGTCAACATATTCCAGTTTTTCCCCGCCAGGGACGCCGCCGGCCGGGTGCAGGTAGACATTCCCGCGGAGTACTCAATAGATGCCCCTGAGGCTGTCCAGGATGGAGACGACCTCGACGATAGGCCGATACGGCGGATGGTTCCGGGTGGTGCGCGGTGAGCGATGGACGGGAGGCGCCCCAAACCCTAGCCGCGATTATGAGGCCTGATAACTCATGACCTTTATACTATACGCATGTTTAGTGTTGTTCGCACTGATACTAGCTACGGTGCTACTCGACGGTAGGCGTGCGGGGTAACGCGGTCCGGCGTGTGGCTGGGATTCGGATAGACGCCCCCCCCTAGCCAAAGCGGGGGAGGGATTGTGCTCGATTACCCCCATTGAGCCAGCAGAAAATTTTGGAGGTTTTTATGCCGGGCGAGATGTTCCGTACACCATTTGAGGCGTTACCGTGGCGGTCGCAGTTTGAGTTGCCGATGAAGAAGGCTGACTTGAAGCTGTTACTAGAGGATTACGCGGGGCAGTTGTCGCCAGAGAGTATTGGTCCTATGGAGCGCGGACGGGCCGCCATGCTTATTGCGCGGGTGTTAAAGCTGTTGGTTGAGTTAGAGTTGAAGCGGTTGTCATAGTGTGATTATTTTCCCCTACGAGGTGCCCTGTGGTGGCGAGCGGAACTTTGATGCTGTTATGCGTGGTGTTGTGGTGTCTCGCGGGGAGGATGTTGGGGTGTATTACGCGCGTGGTGGCCGTGGGGTGTTGCGGGTCTACTCTGCGGGTGTGATGGATGCTGGTGGTTTTGTGCGGGAGATGGTTGCTGTGTGTGGTGGCGAGGGTGGTGGTAGCAAGAAAAGTGCTGTATGGACGGTGAAGCGTGAAGAAGTGGTATGAGATACCTGGCTGGTTTGATTTTCAGGATATATACTCGCGCGTGGTGGACGAGTTTTCTGGTGGTGTTTCGGGTGGCGTTTTTGTCGAGGTTGGAAGTTGGCTTGGGAGGAGCGCGGCGTACTTCGCTGAGCAGGTGTGTGCTCAGAATCGCGAAGGGCTAACTTGGCGTACCGACGAGGAGACGCAGTTGCATTGCGTTGACACATGGGAGGGTAGCGAGGAGCACAAGTTGTACGTGGCGCAGCACGACGTGTACGCCGAGTTTTGCGAGAACGTGGATGGCTGGATTCGCGGGGGATATATCGTTCCCGTGAGGAAGCCGAGCGTCGAGGCAGCGAAGGACTACAAGGACGAAAGCCTTGTTGGTGTGTTTATCGACGCGAGTCACGAATACGGGGACGTGCTTGCTGACATACGGGCGTGGTGGCCGAAGGTGAAGCAGGGCGGTTATTTCGGTGGTCATGATATAAACTGGCCCGGTGTTGCGAGGGCAGTGCAGGAGTCGTTCCCAGGGGTTCAGCCTTTGGGTAGTTCATGGTTGGTGAGGAAGAGTGAGTAAAGACAAGAAACGCGAAAAAAGATCGCAGGGGATGCCGCTTCCGCCGTCTGACATGGCGAAGCTACGGGGCATGAAGCTCTGGCTTGCAACTCCCTGCTACGGCGGGATGCTAACCGACGTTTACACCGCGAGCCTTCTGAAGATGCAGAATCTGTTCTGGCACTTGGGGGTGGAGTTTTACACGTATTTCGTGAGGAACGAGTCGAACGTCTGCCGCGCGCGAAACGAGTGCGTCGCCGCTTTCCTCGGAAGGGGGACAGACTACACGCACTTCATGTTCCTTGACGCTGACATAGGTTTTCGGGCCGAGTCTGTGATACGACTGATGCTTTCGGAAAAGGAAGTCATTGCCGGTGGGTATCGGAAGAAGTGCATGAAAGAGGACTATACCGTGACGTTTCCCGAGGGCCGGTTCGACATCATAAATGGGATTTGCGAGGTCGAAAGGGTTGGTGCCGGGTTCTTGATGATCCAGCGCGGCGTGTTCGAGAAGATGATGCAGCACTACCCGGAGATGAAGTACAAGACCTATTCTCACTTGCTTTCGGAGAAGGAGCGCGAGTTTACCTACACGTTTTTCGAGAACCTTTATGATGAGAACGGTGTTGGCTGGTCTGAGGATTACGGGTTCTGCAACCGCTGGAAGAAGATGGGCGGTAAGATTTATCTTGATGTGACGGCAAGGCTTGACCACCTCGGGAGTTTCGTTTTCGAGGGCGATATTTCGAGAATACTTTTGGACAACAAGGCGTGAACGGTTTCATCTTCCATCCGGTCGAAGGAGCAAAGTATCGTAGAAATTACGAGAAGATCGCCCGCGACCTGAACGTCTTTCGTGACAAGAACGACTGGAAGAAAGCCATTGAGTTGATTCGCAAGCTGTGTTGGGACGACCTATTTTTCCTTATGTACTTCGTTCTCGGATGGGGTGATATGAACCACCCGTGGCTGGTTGACAGGGCTAACGAAGTCAACGACAACCGCCACAAGACGCTGGACGTATGGAGTCGCTATCATTATAAAAGTTCGATAATAACCGTAGCTGGTACGATTCAGGACGCCTTGCGTGACCCCATGATACGCGGGTGTATTTTCTCTCACACGAAGTCGATAGCGAAGGATTTTTTACGTCGGATCAAGACAATTCTTGAAACCAACGGTTTACTTGCGGCCGCGTTTGAAGATGTAATCCCGGCGAACCCGATGAACACAAAGGGGTGGCTGTGGTCCCTTGACGATGGATTACAGCTTAAATGCGGTAACGAGATCGGCGGTACGTTGCAGGCTTCGGGACTCATAGATTCAATGCCCACGGGCAAGCACTTTACCCGGCGTATTTACGACGACGTGGTGACAAGGGAGGCTGTGTCAACCAGTGAACAGCGAAACAAGGTGTCGGAATGTGTTAGGCTCTCACATGCTCTCGGCGACCCTAAAAACGGAACGCACTGTTTCATCGGAACCCGTTATCACTTTGGCGACTTCTATGGCGAACTCATCCGTGGTGGAGGTTATACTGTCAGGGAATATGCCTGCACCCATAATGGAGCGTTTCCGGCAAAGCCTGTCGGCGCAGAGGATGACGTATCTCCCCTCGGAGATGGACGGGCGGTACTCTATACCCAGGACCACATATGGGAAGAGTTCAAGAACATGGGAACCGCGACCTTTGCTTCACAGATGCTTATGGACCCTATCAAGGCTGACGAGAAGGCTTTTGACGTTAATTGGATTCGGTACTACAACAATTCAACTGCCAGGCCACACACAAGAAATTTCATCTTCGCAGACCCGGCAGGCTCAAAGAAAGAGGGTTCAGCCTATACGGTCATGTGGGTGGTTGGCGTAGACCAGAGGAATTATTACTACATACTCGACTGCGTGAGGGACAGGCTCGACCTTCAGCAAAAGCAAAGGAAACTCTTCGACCTTGTGGCTAAATGGAAGGTGATAAAGGTCTATTACGAGAAATACTCCATGCAGGGCGACATAGAATACATCGAGGAGAAGAAGCGCGAGGAAGGATTCCATTTCCCGATAGAGGAAGTCGGCGGGACCAGATTGTCAAAGGACGAAAGGATTCTCAAGTTGCAGCCCTTGTTTCAAGAGGGCAGAATGATTTTCCCCGAGAAGCTTCCCTACACCGATTGTAACGGCAAGCTCAGAAATCTTGTCGATGACTTTATCATGGAAGAGTACAACGAGTTCCCCGTAAGCCAGTACAAGGACATGCTGGACGCGCTTTCAAGGCTTCGGGACGAGAAGGTAAAGGTGGCCGGCCCGGCGTATGTCGAGCCTGCTACACATGAGACTGACAACCCCATTTTGAGGTGGCACAGGCAGTCCAAAGACGCGAGTAATGGTAACTCATGGTTGAACGCATGAAAGCATACGGAGAAGACGTAAGCATAAAAGATATGTACGCGGAATGGAACGACGACCTTGCTCACCTTTCGCTACTCAGAAACGAGATGAAAGAGGATGACGACTTTTATCTCGGCAACCAGTGGGGAAGCGTCAAGAAGAAGAAGGGTAAGCCGTATCTTGCGATCAATCTCATCAAGAAGCGCGTGGATTGGGTATCTGGATTTCACCGGCAGAATCGTAATGGCATGAAAACCTACCCGCACGAGGGATCGGACGACTTCCGCTCAGACGTTTACACTCAGCTTTTACAGCTTATGTATTCCTCGCGTCCGGTGAGTTACCAACTCGACGCCACGGTTGACGACGCAATCAAATGCGGTATCGGGTGGTTTTTCGTTTACATGGACTACTCGCGGGACATCTTGAATGGAGACATTGTTATCAGACGTGAAGACCCGTTCCGCGTTCTGTTCGACCCATACATGAACAGCCCCGACCTTTCAGATTGCTCACACATTTTCAGGCGGGCATACCTGTCAAAGACAGAATTGAAGGCGATGTACCCGAAGCTTGCGAAGGAGATTGAAGGACTCCCGGATCAGGAAGAGAACGCGCTCGAAAATATGACCGCCCGTAGTTTCGGCGGGAAGGGCCGCGTCAATGTGCTGGAAAAGTGGTACAGGGGTTCAGAGGAACGCCCGTTCGCCATCAACCTTCAGACGATGGAGCATACTATTCTCGACAAGGGCGGTGAGCAAAAATTCCTTGAGTCGCTCGAAAACCCGGAGGACTACAAGATCGTCAACCGACGGGCCAACATCATCAAGATGAAGCGCTCTATCGGGGACTTCATCATGGCCTATGATGGGGTTTCTCCATACCTTGAAGATGAGTACCCGCTGATACCGGTTATGTGGACGTTCGACCCTACCTGCCCAGATTGGGAATGGAAGCTTCAGGGGATGGTAAGGCCGCTTCGGGACATCCAGCTTGAAAAGAACAAGCGCCGTTCTCAGATGATGGAGTTCATCCTGTCGAAGAACATCAAGGGGTACAAGGTCAAGCGCGGCGCGAACGTAGACATGAAGGCATTTCTCACCGGCGACGAACAGGTTGTTGAAATGGACGACCTGAACGACATCGATCAATTCGACGGTCCGAAGATTCCCGACGCCTACGTGATGCTCGAAAAGGAAAACAATACCGACTTCGACATGGTTTCAATCCCTTCGGACATGCTTGGCGTACCCGACACGGGACAGCAGGCCGTGGGCGTTGCACAGCTCCGTGAGAGGGCCAACTATACTCAGATTCAGCACGGCCTTGACAATATCTGGCTTGGATACGAGATGTTGAGTAAGCACGTCATCAAGCTTGTCAACAAGCATTGGGATATTGCGAAGATCAAGAACATCGTCGGCGAGAACACGCCCCACGTCAAGGAACTCAAAGAGCTTGAAAAGCAGGCGATTGAGATTCAGTCCACCCCGCCACCGCAGGACGACCCGCAGGCTCAGGCGGAGTTTGTCCAGCAGGGCGAACAGATCATGCAACAGTTGCAGAATTTGCAACAGAAGATTGCCGAGTATTGGGACGACTTCGACAAGGGGCGCGCGAATATTGATTGGGATGTACGGTTCGGCGACCTTCAGGATACGCCGTCGTACCGGCTGGCAAATCTCGCAACGATCAACGAGTGGAAGCATCAGGGCAACCCTGTCCCTGACGAGATCGCCCTTGAGTTCATGGACATCGACAAAAAGACGAAAGAGCGGTGGTTGGAGATCGTTGCCGAAACCTCTCAGTCGCAGCAGCAGTCGGAACAGATGGCGATGCAGTTCGAGCAGATGATGGAACAGATGAAAGCACAGGTCAAGATCGAAGTCGCTAAGATCGCGGCTCAGGCGCAGATTGGCGTTGCAACTATCAAGGCCAACGACGTGTACGAGTCAGAACTGAGGATTCAGCGCGACAACGTAAATCTTGGCGACAATAAGATGGGGTAAGAGTTTGAACGACATAGACGCGATCAGGGCTATTCAGGCAATCATGGACTCCGCTCGTGCGGACAAACACACGGGCGAAATTGAAATAAGGCTTGTTTACGGGCAGGGCGGGGTTCGTGATTGCCTTTTCCTGTCAAGAAAAAAATTAGATTTCTCGAAAAAAAGTACTTGACATGTAAACGGATGTGTAGTATCTTTAGAACCAAATAAGCGGATTCTTTCGCACCCCTTTTGGATGTAGCGGAGGCCCGCGTTGGGAGTAATCCCGGCGCGGGCTTTCGTATTTTATACACGAGGTTTTTTATGAGCGACGAACTGGGTGTAGCCGCAGAAGTCCCGGAGGTAAGCGCAACCCCCGATACTGAAGTGGCAGCTGGTGCCCCCGACCAGCAGGTCGCAGAGACGGGTGTAACTCCTGAAACCCCCGGTCAGGACAAGGACGCAGCGGCGTTTGCCCGTTTGCGCCGAGAGAACAAGGCATACGAACGAAACCTTGCAGCGATTCAGGCGAAGCTTGATGCGATTGAGGCCCGTGTAGCCCCGGCGCAGCCGCAGGACGAGTTCAGGGACGATGACATTCTTACCGCCGGTGACTTGCGGAGGTTGGAATCGAGGCGTCAGGCCGAAGAAGCAAAGCGACAATTTCAGGACTCCTTCCGCGAAAGCGTGGCTAGGGTGAGTGCCAACGAGGACTTCGAGGACCGCATGGCGATTCTCGACGAATTTATTGCCACGAATCCTATATATCGCGGGTTCGACAAGATCATCATGGAGCACCCGCGCGGTCCCGAGATTGCATACGAGTTTGCCGAATCTCTCATGAATCGCAAACAGGCAGAAAAGAAAGGTCAGGTTTCCAAAAAACTTGACGCTAATCTAGGGAAACCCCCTCCGGTCGTCGGCGGTTCGGCCTCGCCCGTTCTGGACGAGGCACAGCGAATCGCAAAGATGAACCCACTCGGCAAGGAATTTGACGAGATGGTCAGGCGGGTAGAGGGCTATTCTTCCTAGAAGAGTTGAAATCAGGACAACTCAATGGATTACACCAAAACCACTGACATACCCAGTCCTATAAGGACTTACTACGACAAGCGCCTGCTTCAGAGGCTCTTGCCGCGCCTTATCCACAAGGCAGCCGCAGAAATGCGACCGCTCAAAATGCGTTCGGGCGACCAGATCAAGTTTCGCAGAATCGAAAGCTTGGCCGCTCAGACCGCTCCGCTGGAAGAAGGCGTAACCCCTTCTCCGCTCGTTCTGGACGATACTCAGATCACGTCCACCATCGGGCAGTATGGCGGGTACTCCATCATAACCGACATGGTTCAGATGACCGACATCGACCCGATTATATCGGAGACTGTCGGACTCATGGGCGAAATGATGGGGAACACCATTGACCAGACCATCGCTTCGGTTATCAACGCCGGAACGAATTACATCCGCGTGACCGCGACCAACGTAGGCTCGACTGCCGGTGCTCGCACCGTTGTTGACAACGGCGTGTTCACTCCGTATCACCTTCGCGCTGCGGTTTCGACTCTGGAAAACGCGAACGTCGAAAAGATACAGACCATGATAAAGACCGGTTCCGGCTACGATTCTTCGCCTATACCGGAAGCTTATCTGTGCTACATTCACCCGACGATTGCACAGTGGATACGCGGCGGTGACACGACTTACTGGGCACCTGCGACCTCCGGTTTCATCCCGGTTCAGCACTATGCCAACTATTCGAGCCTGTACCCCGGCGAGATCGGCGCGCACGTTTCCGGCGTTCGTTTCATCATGTCCACGAACGTCAAAACCTGGGCCTCGACCGGTAAAGATAACGTCACCGTGTACTCGAACCTCGTTGTCGGGAAGGGATTCTATGCTTGTACCGAGATGGAAGGCGGCGTAAGGACTTACGTACACGACCGCAAGACCGAAGGCGGACCGCTCGAACAGCGTTCAACCGTCGGCGCGATCGTCGAACACGTAACCACGATTCTCAACGATAGCTGTGCCGTGCGCATCGAGTGCGAAAGCAAGCTTGCTGGTACGTAAAATCTGAAATGACGGGGCTAACCATGCCCCGTCATTCATCCAACTTTTGAAGGAGAATTACAATGGATAAACAGGTTTTTACCGGCACGCTGACTTGCGATCCGACGTCTCTTGCCGCTATCAATGAAGTGATCGGATTTCACCCCAGCGCGGTCGAGATATGGAACCCCGACAACGGTGTGAAGATGTGGTGGACTAACGACATGGACGAGGGAACCGCGAACAAGATCGTTCCCGTCGCTCACGGAAGGACCGGTCTGCTCGTACCCGCGACACTGAGTATCACCTCGACGAAATCCTATGTGAACTACGCTTCGGTGTATTCGCAGGCGACGGCGGGCTACACCTCGACGGCGGCCGGGACTTCAAACCCTGCGGCGTCTACGGTCGACAAGTCTAAGTGGGGAGCCTTCGGGTTTTCTCAGAACCTTGCAGATGGCAAGGTAGCTACCGGGCCTGACTCGACCGTGTTCAATCACACGACCGAAGCTCTCGCCATTGCTAACATCGCCGCGACTTCCGCTGGCTATGTTCGTCTTGGTTACGTGACGGTTCAGGCAACCGCCGGGGCTGCATGGGTGGGGGCGACGAGCACGTTCTCGACGGCTGCCGACTACAACATTTACAGCGACGATCCGCTGACCTTCACCTCCTCTCTCGGGATAAGCCTCTATACTGCGGCTGAGTTCACGATTTCTTCGGGTACGACTCCCGGTGGCGGGCGTGGGTTCACGGTTGGCGCGGACACGGACCTTCAGGTCTTAGGGGCCACGCTTTATTACAAGGCGTGGAGGTAAGGAGAAAACTATGGCGATAATCAAAACTGGCACGTTCACCGGAAGTTCGGCAGCGCAGAATATAGAACTCGGATTCATACCCGATTTCTTTATGACTATTTCGATGACCGATAACGCGGTGAAGACGTTTGTGTACGAGAAGAACATGTCCGACGCGACCGGTGCGTACATGTGTGGAAGCAACGACGACATCATTGCGTCGAACGGCTTCACTCCTTACACCGGCGGCGACCCGACTGTTTCCAGTGGTACGACTCCCGGAGCTTCAAAGGGAATCACCATCGGTACTTCGGCACAGGAGGACGGCAAAACGACTCACTATCTTGCGATTTGCAGCGGGTAACACAACAGGGGGGCTTCAAGTCCCCCCTGACTTTTCATTATAGGAAGATTTATGAAGAAGAAGATTCACGCAGTCATCAGCAGGGCCAACATCGCAATCGAGCGATACACGACCAACGTACCCATACAGAGAAAACCGCTTGTGGTCCCCGGACGTACGGCTTGTCTGGATTCGGTTATTCCTTTCACCGATGCGGTGATCCAGAGCGAAAGACGCGAGGGCGGACAGAAGCTTGGCGGCGGCGGGGAAGTCGTGATCCCTATTGAGATGCACCGGTTCAACGTCCGCGAAGAGAAATACTTCGTATGCGACAAGGACTGCATCGAGTGCAAGCCTGCCGAGTGTACCGGAATACCGATTTCAAAGAGCGAGTTCTACGACGACGAAAAGAGCGCCGACGATCTGGCAAAGAAACACTCAAAGAAGGACCCGGTTGACACACGAGAAGAAGCTCAGGCTGTTATATGACCTCTACGCGCGCATTCCCGATACTCCGTGCTCACAGTGCGGGAACAAGTGCTGCAAGACGCCCTTTTACGTATCGGACTTTGAGAAGTCCCTACTGGATGGCAACAACTTCGACACTATCGGGACATGCGCCTTTTTATCTGACGGCAAGTGCACCGTTTACGAACGGCGTCCTTTTATTTGCCGGATGTACAACGCCAATCGGCGGCTAGGGTGCCACGAGGTCGAGCGCAAAGACCTCATGACCGACGCAGAATTGATCGAGCTTTACCACGAGTACTACACGCTGTTTTGGAACGTGGAAAGCTTGCGACGGTGGAACGTATTACAGCGACAGGTGATGGCCATACCCGCTGTGATACAGCCCATACCGTATTACTAGGGAGGGGGAGATGACGCTCTCGGAAATATACAATCGTGCGATGTTTCTTGTTTACGGGGACACGACCCCTCCCGCCGCTCTTACCACGCAGGCCCAGGCTGTGACCGAGGGCTTGATTGCCAACTTCATGCGTAAGGTGATGGACGATTACAACTATTGGTGGATGGAGGAGGAATATGGCGTTGCCGTTCCCGCGTACACGCGCTCGCTTGCGCTCCCTTCAGACTTCAAAGTCGAGATCGGGCCTGTGCGAATTTTACGGTTTGACTCTGCGGAATACGAGACTGGTTCCGCTGAATGCGCCGCGACCACAGCCGTCGTAGGTACTGGTACGGCGTGGGAGGCCGACTGGTCTGGTAAGAAGTACCAGATAAGTTGGGACGACGCGACGTGGTATGAAATCCTCACCGTGACCGATGCCACGAACTTGACGCTTGCAACTGCCGGGCCTGCGCAGGCAGCGGCGGCGTACTCAATTCGCAAGTGCAACGGGATAATCAACTTGACTAAACTCCCGATGGGAACCGAGGACAAGGAAGGCTTCGACATCAGAGGCACCCAGTCGCACCCGCTTTACTACGATATTTACGAGAACACCATGAGGCTGTTCCCGATGACCGATGAAGCGACGTATTTGGAAATGAAGTACTACAAGTACCTTGCGCGGCCGACTACGTTTTTGACTCACACCGATTCTCTCACCGAAGAAGCGCCAGACGCCATTGCGTACTACCTCGCGTCGTTCGAGGAGAAACGTCGTCACGAATGGCAGGCCGCGCAGATGTGGGAGGAGATGTCAGACTCAGAGATTCAGCTTATGAAAAATAAGCACTTCACAAGGAGTAACGGGAACGTGGTTCTCCCGTACATAGACTGCTAATGAAATTATACTGTTCGACGTGCAAGAAGGTAGTTCCGGTCAAGGTTAAGTCCGCCGGGTACACCTGTCCGTTTTGCCACAATCTTCTGTGAGGTAAATAATGGCTTCCCGTTATACAAACGTCTACTCGACCAGCACCCCGGCGAACACCGATAAAGCCGGTCTTGGCGCTCAGGAAATCCGTAACCACAAGATAGACGTAGAGGAACGCATGAAGGCTCCTCCGTGGTCGATTGCCTATGCGCTGAACCAATTAGGAACAGTTTCTGCTGGTACTGTGACAATCGACATGACCGAAGGAGACTACCACACGATGACCCTCCCCACGTCGGGGACGGTGACGATTGCCATTACCAACGTGCCTTCAAACTCATACGACGAGAAAGTGGCGTCGATGCTCACGATCGAGATTACCAACCCCGCGTCTGGTTCGGCGACGGTGACGTGGCCCGCCACGGTGAAGTGGCCGTTCGCTACCGAGCCTTCACGCGATACCACGGCGAGCAAGGTTACGATTTACCAGATGACCACCGTGGACGCGGGGACGACGTGGAGAGCGGCACTTGTGGGAACAAAATATGATTAAATACTTGACTTTTTGCAAATACCTCTCTATATTGCCACTATCAATAAAGTGGAGGTATGAACATGATAGGAGCAGGATGGATTCTCAGCGCGATATGGTTTATCGTGGAGTGGCCGCGACCTTACTCAAAGGGTATGTGGCGCAAGCAGTGGGGCTGGTGGTTTATCGTCTTTTTGAGCGTGTGGCTGTGGGCCTGTGATGACACACGCACGATCACCGAAACAGAATACGTTGACCGGGATGTTATCGTCACTGAACCGTACTACACCCGCACGGTGTACGACGAGAACATGGGCGAGTTCACCGCTGAACAGCAAGACGAACTCCGCACGAAGGGGTACATTACGATGAGGCTTTTCTACTCCCCGAGGAACGCTGGTCAGATATGGGTTCGGGCAGGAACGCCGAGCTTCGGAACAAGCGACATATATGCTGTGACCTGCGGCGAAAAATTTGTGGCTGTTGGTGCTTCGGGAAAGATAGGCTATTCACCCGATGGTGACACTTGGACTCAGGCTGAAACTCCGAGCTTCGGAACGTATCCGATCTCAAATATTGTTTCATGCAACAATATTTACATGGCCATGTCTGAGGAGGTAGCACAAACAGCGACTTCGCCAGATGGCAATACATGGACACAACAGGTTCACAAAGTTAGGTATACTTCGACCCTTACAACTGATGGAACTCGGTTTATAGCCATAGGAACTTACACAGGAGGAAGCCATCTTGATTTTTTGCATACTACCGATGGGGTTACATGGACAACTCTTTCAAAAGTGCTTCCGTCCTATATGCTTGCCCTACAATATGGCAATAGTCGGTATTTTTTACTTGAGGGAGAAACCTCTTGTTACTCGGACAACATGTCAGACTGGACATCTGTTGGAACGGGCCTTACTGAGTCGTCCGTTGGGGGGTATAAATACGGTAACGGATACCATGTTGCACTATTTATGATAGGTGGCGTTTACAAGGTTTATTACTCCATAGACTTTGAAGATTGGAGTTATGTGATGACGGTCCAGCCTTCTTCGCGGCTTCATTTCGCCAATGGGCGGTTTTTTATAACAACTCCGTCCGAAATGTATGTTTCAACCAATGGCGCAGCATGGTCGTCTACTGAATTACCGTTTAATGATACGCCGCCTTATAATAATGTTATGTCTATGTGTGGTGGGAACGGAAGGATTGTGGCTGTTGGCGTCACAGGCCAAATAGCTTTTAGTTTAGAATAACAATACCCGGATTCTTTACCTTCCTTCGGATAAGATAAAGCCCGGCAACCTTAAAAGGTTACGGGCTTTGTTGTGGAAAGAAAGTTTTTAACAACTATAACCGGAATATTCAAAGACCTTCATCGAAGGATTATCCCCGAGGATAAGCTCTCCGATGGAGTTAATATAATGTTCGAGGACGGCAAGGTGAAACGCCGCCCCGGTTATACCGTGCTCGGAAACCAGATGAACGGAGCCGTTACCTCGCTGACGTGGTACGAGCTTCTTGGCACGGCCAACAAGTTCCTCGTGGCCACCACCACGCGGGACGCCTACAAGTACAACTCCACCGATGACGAGTGGGATTTCATTACAGAAGTCCATACCGACGGGACTGTCACGGCTACGACGGCAGCAGCGACCGTGACCGGTTCTGCTACTGGCTGGTCGTCTTCGTGGCCTACCAGCGTTTATCAGATCAAATTCGGAACGACCGACCCGAACGCAAGCGGAACACCGGATACGTGGTACACAGTTTCAGCGTTCGCAAGCGCGACATCGCTCACTCTGACGACCAGCGCCCCCTCAGTCACCGATGGCACGTATGTCATCAGGAAGTGCTGGACGAACGATGAAGATCAGCCGCACGACGTGGCGCTCCCGGTCAAGACGTACGATCGAATCATGGTCGTGACAAACGGTATAGAGGTGCCGAAAAAATGGACAGGCACGGGATACTTCGCGGACTTGGGCGGGACTCCGAATGTCGCGCGTTACTGCGGATACTTCGGCTCTGTGGGGTTCGAGCACTTGTATCTTGGCTGGACTATCGACGCCGGTAACGATCAGCCGTTCACTCTGGAAATGTCTGATGCTGGCGACCCCGAAAGCTACGCCGAGGGGCTGTATTATGACTTCATGAATACCAACGATGAAGTCGTTGGGATGAAGGCTCTCGGGCAGAACGTCATTGTCTACAAGAAGGAATCGATCACCGTTGCCAGACCGACCGGCTCTGCTACCGACCCTCTCCAGTTCCAGCAGAACCACATCAACGGCATAGGAACACCTTCGATCAGGACTGTTCAGGACTTCGGGAATTTTCACATTTTTATGGGAACCGATAATATCTACAAGTTTGACGGGATGCAGATCGTACCCATAGGAGATGCTATCGTAAACACCATGATCCGCAGTCTTAACGCGGGTATGTCGCACCGGGCGTTTTCAGCGAAGATGCTCGACAGGCACCTTTACGCGCTCTTTGTACCGACTTCGGCAGACTATCCCGACAAGGCGTACGTTTACAACTACATCGACGATTCGTGGTCGATATGGGAGTTCCCGCAACAGATGACCGCCTTCGGGTACTGGTATTCAGACTCATCCGAGACGTGGGCGACGTGGGATGCTTCCGCGATAACGTGGGCAGACCTTCTCGCTTCCGGTGAATCGTGGACTGACTTCCTCGCGTATGGTGGAACTCCGACCTATCTCTTTGGCGACAAAGACGGATACGTTTACGAGTTCGGTTCTGGTACTGACAATGGTGCTGACATCACGGCAAACATGACCACGCGGGACTATCCGCTGAACGACCCTCGACAGCTTTTCAAGCTCCTTGAATTGCTCATTGGTATATCGCAGTCAAGCGCCGGGGCTCTGCGCGTGAGGGCTTCGGTCAACTTCGGCGGTGAGTGGTCCGGGTGGGGGAACATTGACCTCGCGGGGACAACGGAATATTTCGAGCGCATTGTTAATTTTCTGATGCGCGGCACACAGGTTCGCTTCTACATCGAGAATGTAAGCGGGGCGAACTTTGAGATTGAATCGCTCGTTGTTGGATTTAACAACGCGGGAGTGTAGGAGGCAATATGGGTTTCGCAAGTAAGCTCAAGAAAAAGGTTTTCGGTGGAACCGGTGCCGGGATGAAGTCTGTATCAACACTAACGCCGGAACAGGAGGCACTGTTAAAGCAGCAAACTCAACTCGCGCAGCAGTACACGCCGGGTATTTACGCGCAGATGAACCAGATGGCGCTTAATCCAGAGAACACATACAATCGCTCGCAAGCCGACATAGAATCGTTCTATCAGGATACGATGGCGAACCCGGCGATGTATGCTTTCCAGAATACTCTCGTTCCTCAGCTATCAGAACAGTACGGCGGGAAATTCCACTCCTCGGCAAAGACAAAAACACTTGGCCGGGCTTTTTCTGATTTACAGAACCAGCTTTCTCAACAGCGAGGGAATTTGTTCTACAACGAACTTCTCCAGTCACAGCAGGGGCAAGAGAACGCTCTCGCGCGGCAGATGCAGGCTCTTTCGGGAATGAGCGGACTGTTTGGTGGCTCTCTTGGCGTTAAGGCAAAAGAGAATTATTACGACCCAGGAGGCCAGGGTCTTATCGGTCAGATCAATCAAGCGATGACTCCGCTACTTACTGCTTCGGCGATATACAAGAATATGCGGTAGTGGAAACAAATCTGATTAAAGTTCGAGTTCAAGCTAGGAGGAAAAAATGATTTCTATACCCCGCAGGCAGGATTACGCAGATACCAACGTACGGCTTTTAGGGCTGCTCGACCAGATGACGCGAACCGAGCAGGCCGAGCGCATGAATGAATTACAGCGAGGGCTTGCGTTCCGTAGCATGGGTGATGCAAAACGTGCGGCACAATCGTTTAACAACGCAATGGGAAGAGGCGTCAGCAGGATGAATGCTGAAGACTTCAGGGTTGAGAGTGGAGCAAACGCGCCGGGAGCACCACGACGAGGACTTGCGCAAACCATGAAGGCGATTGATCCTTCAATGGACGAGGCCGCGCTGTCGGGTGAATTTACCGGGTTAGGCAAGAAGCTTTTGGCGCAAGGTGACACGACCGATCCGCGCCTAAATGAAGCGTTCAAGCAGTCTGGATTAGGTCAAGGAGAAGGCTTTGCAAAAGAACTTGCCACAGGATACGGACCTAAGGCGGCGAAGGCGCTTGAGCGTATCAACAAGGTCGCCGTTAATACCGCTGATTTTGAAGCATACAAAGAGCGGGCAAAGCAACGGGCGGGAGTAGGGCCGAGCGATATTCCGACCGAGGCCGAAGAGCAGTACGGATACTATTTCGATGTACTCAATAAGGCGCGACTGTCAGGAAATCCAGGGGCAATCCGCGACGCGAAAAATGACCTCGTTCTAAAGTACCGTATGCTGGACAATAAGTTCGGTTGGAATATGTCGGCTGGGCTGAAAGACCTTTTGGCAGAACGTCCGAGCGGCGGTGTTGGTGGAGGAAAGAAGGTTCTCTGGAAGGAGCGCGGAAGTGAGCGCAAGCAATATCTACCAGAAGGACAGGTTCCGAAGGACAGCGAGAATTGGGTTCCGATTGACTCCGAAGATTCTTCAGCGCTGCGCCGTGATCTTTTAAAACTGGACGAGCAGATTGCCGCCGCAAGAGAGGCTAATGACGAAAAGACGCTTTCAACCCTAATGGCGCGGAGGAGACAACTCGAAGGGAAGACGCCCGAGACAAAGCAAAATTTCGTCGCGCGAATGGACAACTCTCTTATTAACCCATACTTATCATACCAGTCGGGCGACGATCTAGACACGCGCAATGTGGCTGACAACACTCCGGCCAACAAAAACCAGGTTGCGGCCGAACCGAAAAGCGCGCCTAAGATTAAGTACAAAGAGGGCTACGAATACGAAGTCAACGGAGTACGCATGGTATACCAAAACGGTAGATTGAGAAAACTGTAATGCCTGTTATTCGCGAAATAGGTCCGTATCAAGAAGAGCCTACCGTCAAAGAGATAGGCCCCTACAAAGCTGCGCAGTCAATCCGCGAGATAGGCCCCTACAAAGCTGCGCAGTCAATCCGCGAGATAGGACCATACGAAGAACCACAAAAGATTCGTGAGATAGGACCGTCGAAGGAGACACGCCGCGCACCGCAACACGAAGAGCACTACTTAGATCGTGCTTTGAGGAATACCAACTTGGCAGAAATGGCAGGGCGGGCAATTCAAAAGATCAACCCATTTATGACCGACGAGGAGGCGGCCGCGTTACGCCAACAAAGCGAACAAGAAGTAGAATTAGCCAAACGTATGGGAAGTACCGCACCCATTCGCGGGATCGAAGAGGAAACAAAGCCGATCAACCTCGCAATCGGTCTTGCCGGTGCGAAGGGACTGTCGATGCTTATGAAGACTCAGTTTACTCCGGTACGCGAAGCCGTTGAAGCGGTGACTCAAATACCGATGCCGTGGAAAGGCAAACCTAAAGCAGAAGCTCCGAGTATAAAGACAGCCACCCCAACCAGCAAGATAGCACAGGTTGTTGACTCCATGTATGACGCAAGCGAAAAAGAGATTTCCACTCTTCACAAGGTGAATATACCTAACATTCTTCGCAAGGCCAAAACACGTTTGGTAGATACCAGCGGTAACGTCAAAGAGGACTTGAAAAAACTTGGACCGATTGGAGAAGATGCCGCTATTCGTCACGACTTAGCTCGCGGTGCTTCTGCCATTACAGACATGGAGTTGGACAAGTACAGTCGATCAATCTACGAAGGATTGTCGCACGATGACGAGCGGCAACTTAACAGGATTATTGCTTCCCGCCGCACAGTATCTATTGGTAAATATAAAGACGTTGCCAACACCAGAGGACTTACGCCAGAAGACCATGCGGAGTACCTAAAAGCACTTGCCGAATCTGATCCACAGAGATTCAAGGCTCTTAATGAACGCGCCGACCAGTACTTCGGAGTCATGCAAGAACAGCTTGGTAAAATGAAGCAGGCCGGGTTGCTTGACGATGCCTCTTATCAGGCGCTTCTTTCAAAAGGAGATTACTCGCCGAGAAGATTCATACAGTATATCGACCCAGAGCAAAACTATACTTTCGGCGGTACAAAGCTTACCGTGCCTTCTAGTGGAATCAAGGCGTTGAAAGAAGGTAGCGAGCAGGCCATGGAAAATAATTCTCGACTTCTTATGGCCGAAGTTGTATCACGCACCAATGCACGTATTATGAAAAACAGCGCGAACCAGGAATTGTTTAAACTCGCGCAAGAAGTACCTGACAACGGACTTGTGCATGTTGCTATACCTAAGAGGAAATTGTTTTATAATGGTAAGGAGGTTGCTGATGACGCTATCATAGTTGATACATATATAGACGGAGAGCGGAAGCAATACTCTGCCGGAAAGATAGCGAAGATGGTTGAAAATGTTAGAAACGCAGAAGATCAAGCTGTACTCAAGAGAATATCAAAACAATATCAGAAATACAAGTGGGGAATGAGCGAGCCAACTCCAACTGCGGGCAATGAGATTGTCGCTGTTATGGTCAATGGTAAGCGTCAGTATCTAGAGATGCCGTCAGACATAGCCAAAGAATGGGTGCTTTCAGACCCGCAAATATCGAAACAGTTGTCTTCAACGATAGGATGGTTGTCGGGATCAAAAATACTGAAACCAATGGCAACAGGTCTTAACCCTGAGTTTGCCGTCACAAACTTTGCCCGTGACCTTGCACATATCTTTCTAACTACGGATGAGTATTCGTCGTTCCTTCCAAAAGCGATGGGGCAGCAGGCCGTAGACCTCGTATCCACAGCGAAGGATGCCGTGCTACGTAAGGGAGACTACCTGAAATACGTTCAGCAAGGCGGCGGAATGGAGTTCTTGACTCACCAGGGTAGACCAGGATTGGCGGGTTCGGCGCTTGACAAGCTCTATGGCGTGATGGGGTATCTTGGAGAAACTACCGAGATATGGTCGCGGCTTGCGCTCAGAAAGCGTGCCCTTAAAAACGCAGCCAAAGAAGGAATTGACCCAGCACGAGCCGAGATGCGGGCCACATACGCCGCGAGAAACTATCTTGACTTCTCACAGGGTGGGTCGTTTGTCAAGGCCGCTGACTCTGCTATACCATACTTAAACGCTGCCATACAAGGGACTCGCGGTGTGTTCAGATATGCGGCAGACCACCCCGGAAAGTTCACGTATAAAGTCGGACAGATTGGAACTATGGCTGCGGGATTATATTATGCCAACCGCATGACTAACCCCGAGGCGTGGGAACAGGTGCCCGACCGCGAGAAAGCGTCAAACTTTATATTCACCACCCCGCTTTATTATTACGACAAGAACGGGGACAAGCGTTATTACTATTTCAAGGTAGCCAAAGATCAGTCGCAACGCATCTTCGCGTCAATATTTGAGAACCTCGCCGCAGCCTCGATAGGTGATACATTCAAAACAAACCAGTTGTCAATGGCGTTTGAAGACGGGCTTCCAATAGTTCCTACCGGCGTTCTTCCCCCAACAATCGAGGCCATGCTTGGATATGCGGCCAACAAGAACTTTTGGCGCAACGAGGATATATGGCGCGGTCGCAAGGGTATTGATCCATCTCAGGAATACAACCGATACACGCCAGAAGCCTACGTGAAAATAGGAGAAGCCACGGGTATGTCTCCCGAGCGAACAAAATATGCGCTTGAACAGGTATTCACAAGCGGTAATATCTGGACATCTCTTACTGGTGGTGCTATGAGCGCCATGCTTGGCGAACTCCCGAAGGACATGCGCGACCAGACGATGCAAGAGATGATTAGCAAGGCTCCGTTTATCAGAAAAGCTTTGCGTTCGACTGATCCGTTTGCTCCATACCAACAGGAGTCAGAAGGAATCAAACGGGAACGCGCTACAAAAAGGGCTGTGGTTCGCCGTGAGTTTGACGCGATTGCCGATGAATACGCACGTGGTAGAATCTCGAAGGAAGAAGCTGTTGAATTCATCAACACGCAACCGAGGGAACAGCGCCGGTATTTTTTGCGCCAATTAAACGAGAAAAAAAGCTTGACTGGAATACCTGACGGAAGGTGGTGGCGTGACTTGCAGTATCAAGATGCCGGTACTCGCGCAGAGATGTTTCATCGGCGGTATGAACGTGCCAGCGATGAAGAAAAGGAAAGGCTCGATAGGCAACTTTATAAACTCAAAAGCATACGCAGCAAGGAATTTAACGCCGAACTGAGAAGATTGAGAAATGAAAACCAATAAATCACCGATACTGCCGCTCATACCATCCCCCGACGATAAAGCCGGAATGAGCCGGTACATGCAATCTGTCAACCAGTTTCTTCAAGACCTGTCGCTGAACGCCCGCGCAGACCTCGACACTATTTCAGGAAGCATAGTGTCACCGTATCGTGTTGGACAGTCACTTATCACGCAAGAAGACATTACTTTATCGGCAACAGACCCTTGGTTTAATTTAGCTACGCCAACATCAACGCTTAGTGCTTCAAATTACGTAGATTACGTGCCATACCTTCGGACAATAATTGCTGGCCCGCGCTGGTCGTCTGCGGTACTCACGGGCACGGTAACGCTCGCGGGTAAGACGCTGACTGGGAGCGGAACAAATTTTGACCCCGAAATAGCCGTCGGCGACCTCGTATTCATCGAGAAGCTGAACCAATTCAGATATATCGCCACGCGCACATCGGACACGGCGGCAACGGTTGATGAACCCGGAACGGCAGCGGCGGGCGCGCGGATATGGAAGATCACGAAAGCCGTCAGCAAGGTCACGACGTTTCCGATCACGTCGTATCAGATTACCGCCGCGAATGCGTTCTCTCTCTGGATGAACGAGGGCAGCACCACGAAGAAGCCCGAAAATTACATCCTCATGCGCGCGCTTGCCGAGGCGTATGCCTATGACCGCGAGTACGGGACGCTCACACTCCCGGAGGCCATAGGTGGCATCCCGGCCGGGGATTATCAGATCACGGGCGTTACGCTCGCCAACGTCGGCAGCTCGTCGGCGGTTATTACGTGCTCGGCCACGGGACTCACCCCAGGGGCTAAAACCGCGAGTACGGCCAATATCAGCATTTACCCCCATCGCATCGCGGGCAGTACCACGACAGCGCGGCACAAGGAACTGACAGACGCCGCGATCATGAACGACGGCCTGTATAATGTGCTGGGGTTGGCGCAGAGGGATCAGTTCCAGGGCTGGCGGATCAGTAGGGGAAAGGAAGTAACGGGGGGGGTGCCTGCGGCATATTTTGCCTATGACGATACCTTGTTTGATGATTTGACCCCTGTCTCAGACGGCACAAACGGCACCCCACGCACCGGCCCACACACACGCCCGCGCTCGGGGATATTTAATTTTTACGCCTACGTGGGAACGTACGCAGCATAGGATACGACAATGACACGGAACGAGATCACGCTTATTACCGCCGGGATTGACAGAATCGAAAAGCAGATCGCGGGCCTGCGCGATGAGTTCCGAGAAGAGCTTTGCCGCGTCGAGAAAGCCGCCGTCAGTACCGCAGTCCTGAAAGTTCAGAAGTGGGTACTCATTTCGGTGGTCGCCGCAGGTTTCTCTTTATTTCTGGCGCTGGTAAAATGTTCTTGACAATTTTGAAAGATCAGATACGGTGACACCATGAAAGTACGAGAAGAATTTGTCAAGTTTTTTTCCGAGTACAAAGAAGCCTATACGCGGAAACACCTTGACTTCGTGGTTACGAGCGGTGACCGTCCGCGCGATCCTGTCGGCTCTCCACACAAAAAGCCCGACAACGCGATTGACATCACGCTTCGCTGGTACGGGGATTACGCTCCTATCGCGGCCTACAACCACTTATTCGCCCACATGCTCAACCATTGGCCCTACCGCGCGGGGATCGACAACACCACCGGGAACATCCATATCCACATTGATCTAGGGCAGGGTAGCAAAACTGGCGTACCGTATTTTTTCAAAGAGGACAACGGTAAGTTCCTGTATCGTATCGAGAGCGAGGCACAAATAGCATGACAAAAAAAGAAGATCAAGCCTTCAAGGAGATCAACAACCCGTGGGATATGATCGCTTACCTGTTCCGCTTCCGCACGAAAGAAATACTCGCGGTGCTGGTGGTGGTGCTGGTGGGATATATTCTCGTTGCCAACATATCATACGACAAGAAAAACGGGTTTTCGTGGCGACCTTCCGTGAGTATCGAGGTTAAAAAATGAAGCGCATAATCATATCACTATGTTGTCTCTGCGTGCTTGTCGCGTGTTGTATGTCCATGCCAGACGCGAAGGACTACACAGGCCGTCCGAACTCATGCCTTGACTTCGATCGATGCCTGTACTACAACCAGAAGAACCCCGACAAAAGCGTGTGCGCTGATTACGCGAAAGAATGCCGCGCGCGCGATCGATATGAGTACTGCAAGGATGATAAAAACCGCTCTCCCGGAATGGACTTTGAGAAGTGCTGGTTATATTTAAATCAGAAGTGAGTTACTCCCGGCGGCTACTATTCCACCGGGAGCATATCCACGGTTCGTACAATTGATTATTTACGCTATCGCAACCTGCCTTACATAAATTTTACATCACGCGGCGAGTCGTCCGATCTTCCGCGATTTGGACGCGCCCGGTATCGAGCCGGGGTCCGCGACGTTCCGCTTTGGGCTTGTGCCGCGTCGAACCATTCCGCGCCCCTATAAAATACTTTTGAATACGCTTATCTCGAATGTCCAGAAAAAGCAATACAACGATATTGTGATCCAGTCTCCAGAGTGACGCCGCACGACAAAAGACGGCCAAAAAGAAAACTGCCAATTCCGTCCCTCAATACCGCTACGCCAGTAGAATGATGATAGTATGTTATAACCACAAATAAAACAATACATGGCGCCCTCCTTATGTTTGATTAACGGGGCTTCCACCCGCCGCCACCAGACCCCAACCCTCCCGATGTCTGACGTGTTCCACTGGTCCACGCCCCACTCTTACACTTTCGCTACGCTGGCAGTGTGGGCCTCGATAGCCGTTTTTATACTGGTGTTCGTCGTCCAGTTGGTTGCGATGGCAACGCCTGACATGCGCTGTACCGGCCGGTCGTTCTCACATGGAGCCAACAATCGCAACCTACATTACAAGTACCATTCCAGCGCGGAAATGTCAAGCAAAAAATAAAAAAAACTTGACACGCGCAACATCTCATGCCACCTTGAATCTCCACTCGCTGCGGGGCTTCCCCGCGTCCATGTGGACCTCCTGCCCGATACCTGTCGGGCCTCGCCACCCGGCGAGTTTACCGCTCAGCAATGGGCGGTATTTTTTTGTCCGCGCCCAGAAAAAATTACAAAATTGGCTTGACTTATTTTTCAATATCGACGACATTGTAATTACACAAGGAGGACATCATGAACGACCGCACCTATTACTTGACCTGCTGGCTGATAGTTTACGGTACACCCGATGGCTTCGCCGATTGGTGGAGCCTTCAGATTAAATTAAACGGAGGACGCGATGACGACTGACCCACGAGTACCGTTTTCATGTTCGCTGCACAAGAGCGCTGCCGAGAAGATCGAGCGCTACGTCGCAAATCTGGTCCGCGCGGAGAAGGTGAAGCGCGGCGCGATCATCGAGCGTATGCTGCTCGAATCAATCAAGAAGGAGGAAGCATGAAGATCGAGATCAAACACAGATTTACCGGTGAAATCATTGTCGCCGGGAAGTATGATTCACTCAAAGACGCAGCAGAAAAAAGCGGTGCCGACCTGAGCGGTGCCGACCTGCGCCGTGCCGACCTGAGCGGTGCCGACCTGCGCCGTGCCGACCTGCGCGATGCCAACCTGTGCGGTGCCGACCTGAGCGGTGCCGACCTGCGCGATGCCAACCTGCGCGGTGCCGACCTGCGCGGTGCCGACCTGTGCCGTGCCGACCTGCGCGGTGCCGACCTGCGCGATGCCAACCTGCGCCGTGCCGACCTGCGCGATGCCGACCTGTGCGATGCCGACCTGTGCCGTGCCAACCTGCGCGATGCCGACCTGTGCCGTGCCAACCTGCGCGATGCCGACCTGCGCGATGCCAACCTGCGCCGTGCCAACCTGCGCGATGCCAACCTGCGCGATGCCGACCTGAGCGGTGCCGACCTGAGCGGTGCCGACCTGAGCGGTGCCGACCTGGACTTTTCGGTGTTAAGTTTTTCATGCTGTAGCCTCGCGTGTAAGACTGACGAAAAACAGCGCATACAGTTAATGTTCCACGCGCTGGCGTGGATGGCCAACGCCGAAAGCATTACCGACGAGGAGAAGTCTATCTATAATTTCGCGCTTGACTACGCGAATAAATTTCACCGCACCGATGTTGAGCGGTTAATCAAGAAGGAGGACTGACATGCAGAACGTAGACCAGATCGCAAAACTGCTTTCCCGCAACGGGCAGGTACATCCGGCGTTCCGCGCTGCTGTATCTGAGGCGCTGATAAAGATCGGCGAGGAGATGGCAGCCGAGAAAATCAAGGAGGGCGAGAATGAAACACAGCGATAGCCTTGCGAACATCGCACCTGCTCTGGTAAATGCACAGTCAGAAATCAAGAATTCAATCCAGACCGAGGCTAACCCGTTCTACAAGAGCACCTATGCGCCGCTGGATGTTGTGATCGACGACGTTCGACCGGTTCTCAATAAGCACGGCATATCTGTGCTTCAGGACGTATCATCTTCCGGCGACGATGTTATTATTTCTACGATGCTCTTGCACGTTTCCGGTGAGTGGATACAGCAGGAAGGTATGCGCCTTCCGATGGAGAAGATCACGCCGCAGGGAGCCGGGAGCGCCGTCACCTACGGACGCCGCTACACTCTTCCGATGATGACAGGGACCGCAACCGAAAAGGACGATGATGCCAACGCTTGCGAAAAAAAACCATCCCCCGTGCAAGATCGCGTCAAGTCTCTCCCGCAGAAGATCAAAGACGGCATGAAGGCTGTCGGAATCGACACCGTGGCAAAGGCTGTTGCGTTCTGCGAGGCCCACAAGTGGAACGAGGAAACCATGAACGCCGAGCTTAACAAGATGGCCGATCATGCTTGAATACAACGAGGAAACCAGGGTACACTACATCGACGGGATAAAAGTCCCGTCGGTGTCGCAACTACTTCCGCGCGACGAAGTGTGGGTTGACGATGAAACATACGAGGCCGCGCGGCTTGACGGGATCGACCGGCACTCGCGGATAGAGCGATACCTAAACACCGGCGACACGAACTTCGATTTGATGCTCGAAAAGTTTGCGGAGCTTGTGGACAAGCGCAAGCCCGGAAAGCTCCTTCTCCACGAGCAACCGCTGTTTTCGCGCAAGCACATGTTCTGCGGAAAGCCCGACATGCTGTGGGAGAGCGAAACGTGGGACCAGAAGCGCTCCTTTGGCCGGTCTGTGAAGCACGCGCTCCAACTCGCGGCTTACGATATTCTGCGCGAGGAAAACGGCTACGGTTCAAACGACGAATGGTGGGTTGCGGTGTGGGACGGCGAGGATTGGAAGATGCGCGACGTGTTCAAAAATTATCAGGATTCGCGCGAATGGTTCTTGACATTGGTGCGGTTTTACTGGTATTATGCTCCAAAGCAAAGAATACGAAAGGAGGAATAATGTTTAAACGATACGGAAAGAAGGATGAAACTATCCGCAAGGCACAAAAGCGCCATGATGCACTTATGCTCGAATGCCTGCGTGCGTTTAATGTCGCTTTCAAGTTGGCAATACTCATGGCACGCGAAGTTGATGATTTGAAAGTTATAATCCGACATCGCAAGCAAAGAACAAGAAAGGAGGAGTTATGAAGCCACTAATAGACGCCGACTATGTGGCTCGGCACAGACGTGTTGACCCCGACTATCCCGACCCGCGCAAGATCGAGTGCGAGAGGTACACCGACTTCATCGAGTCGTGCTCCGAGTGCCCGTGTTTCAGCGGGCAGCATAAGCAGTGCAGGCTCATCGCGCGGTGGACCCTGCCGCCTCTCGAAGATGCGCGCATTAAAGACCCGGACACGATTCACCCGATTTGCCCGTTGAAACTTTATTCTGATTTGTAGTTGACAAATATTATGTCTCGTTGTATATTGTACCAGTTGATACAAGGTATTGTATCGATGAGTACGTGGCATTGGCTCGGCCTGTTCCTCTGAGCGAGTGCCACAAAGCACGAGGGCCGCACGTTACCCAGGAACAACCCGCAAGGGTGGGGATTGTGCGGCCCGTTTTTATTTCAGGAGGACTTATGCCAGACGAAATACGCAAGTCTTATTACGCGATCATTCCCGCAAACGTAAGATACGATAAGTCAATACCACCGAACGCAAAACTTTTATATGGCGAGATCACGGCACTATCAAACGAGCATGGGTTCTGTTGGGCCGGGAACAAGTACTTCTCGGATTTGTATGAGGTATCAGAAAGCACAGTCACGCGATGGGTAACTGCGCTTAAAAAGGCAGGATATATCCGTATTGAGTACGAAAAAAGAGGCTTTGAGATAACCACAAGGCGGCTGTATATTGTGGATAACATTGTGGATAAGTCTCTCGACGCGCAAAAATGCGAGTCGTCGGCAAGCAAAAATGCGTGTGGATCGACGCGCAAAAAGCGCAAAGAGAATAATACACTTAATATTACATCTATTACGCGAGAGACACCAACGGCCCGCTTGATAACAGTCTTTAAATCATTATACCCTGAATACTACCACGACGGCAAGCAAGCAAAGGCGCTATCGAGGTTATTGCTACGATACGAAGAGTCTGCCATTGAAGACCTTGCGCGCAAAATGCACTCTCTGCGCGAGAACAAGCATCGATTATTCGAGGACAAACCAATTACACCGGCTTCGCTCATGTCAATGGCTGACTATGTAGTCGCCGCGAAGTTACCGAGGAGGGCACCGACCACCGAGGAACTATATGGCTGATATCATCCACGACACCGCCGCCGAACGCGCGATCATCGCCACCGCAATTCAGCGCAATACATACCTTAGCCGCCTGCTAGAACTTGAACAGAGCGACTTCTACTCACCGGAGAACGCGCTGTTACTAAGCATAATGCGCGATCTTTACAACGCCGGTGAAACAGTTGACATCCCCGTCATAAAGGCGACCCTAGTTCAGCGCGGCAAGACAGAGGTTTTCGACTCCCTTAAGATCGACGAACTCCATGATGACGTGATGTACGCTGTTACCTATAACTTCGACTGGATGTTTGAGAGGGTTCTTGACCTATCGAAGAAGCGCAAGCTCGCGGCTCTCGGGACAAAGATCGTTGACGCCGCATCTACGCACGGAACTACCACCGACGAACTTGTGGAGCGAATTGACCGGGCCGTGAGTGAGATCAATCGGGACAGATCGGCGAAGGCGGTGAGTGTGTCTGAAGTCGCGGCCGGGGGTGAGTCTGGTTTCGTCGAAGCCGAGAAATATCTCACTACCGGGTTTTCAGACCTTGACCAGATATTACTCGGACTGTTCGGCGGACAGTTGATTATCATCGGCGCGCGTCCAGGCGTGGGTAAGTCCGCGTTTGCGCTACAGATGGCAGAACACGTCGCGCGCGAGGGCCGGGTGCTGTTCTTCTCGCTGGAGATGCCGAAGAAGCAGATCATCCGGCGCATGATTACTAGGAGAACCGGGATACCGGCGAACGCGATGCGAAGCGGCAATATTTCAGGCGACCAGCGCCGCGAGGTTCAGTCAGTTTTGCGCGAGATAGAAAAAGATTACAAAAACTTAATTGTGATTGACAACGCCACTGATTTTTATACAATCGTCAACACGGCAAAGAAGCAATACGACCAGCACGGCCTCGCTTGTATTATGATTGACTACCTTCAGCTTTGCCGGATGAAGTCAGCGGAAAAGAGGTACTTGCAGTTGGGGGAGATGACGGCGACACTAAAGGCGATGTCGATAAAGTACGGCTTGCCGATTGTGGTGCTTTCTCAGTTAAGCCGCATTGCCGAGAACAAGACGCCGGAGCTTTCCGAGTTGCGCGAGTCCGGGAACATCGAACAGGACGCGGACGTTGTTATTTTCCCGCACCGGCCTAACATGAAGGAAGGCAAGGTTGAATTGATAATCGCAAAGAACCGCGATGGAAGTATAGGATTTAAGAAACTGTTTTTTAATGCTCCGCGTTTGACGTTCGCGTCAATGACAGACGTGGAAGAATAAGGAGGAAGTAAATGTCAGACATTAACAGATGGTACGGAATCGGAAGACTTACTGTTGACCCACAACTTACGTACACGCAGGGCGGCGCGAGCGTGACGAAGTTTTCAATCGCGTCATCTTACACCTACACTAAGGACGGCGCGAAGCATGAGAATACGAGCTTTTTTAACTGCGTCGCGTGGGGTAAGACCGGAGAGATAATCGCGCAGTACGTCAAGAAGGGGCAGCGCATAGCCATCGAGGGACGGTTGCAGCAGCGATCGTGGGACGACCAGAGCGGCAACAGGCGCACGGCGGTCGAGATCGTGGTTGATAATTTTAACTTCATCGAGAAGGCTGAGAAGGGCCAGTCGAGCGCGGTTGAGATGGTTCAAGATGCATTCGGCGGGGACGATACGCCATTTTAATTTGCAAAAACTTCTTGACATTTTATCGTGTATGGATTACGTTGTATCCATAACGAAAAAGGAGGTATCAAATGATTAAGTATTTTTGTGACCTGTGTGGGATTGAAATCAAGGCCACACACGGAGATGATGCCGAGCGCGTTAAGTATCAGGCAAGCGTTTCGTCAATGTCAGACGGCGCTCCTTACGAGTCGGTTTATTGCGTTTGCCCCGGCTGCGCGTCTGTCATCATGGACACCATAAGCAAGCTCCGCGTGGAGGAGTCATGAGTAAATTAAATCACACGCCGGGAAAGTGGCATTACGTCGATTACTCTCCACAATTCAACGGGTGTTTTCCTGTGTATGACATCCGCGATGACAACGTTAGTTGCGTCGCCGAGGTAGTCCACACTGAGTCAAACGCCCGCCTCATCGCCGCCGCGCCGGACATGCTGGATGCGCTGGTAGTCGCATATCGCGCCATACCAATCGATAGCAATGGAACCTGCGTTGTACTCGGCCATGGAACCAAAGATTGCCCGTTGTGTAAAATTAAGGCTGCCATCGAATCCGCTACTGGCCTACCAATCGAGGAGGTTCTTAAATGACCTCGCTAATCATATCTGGCTTAGTGGTAATAACTCTTTTCTGCACCGATCTATTTATTATCTTGTGCCATGTGATCGGAGACGAGATCGACCGGCGCGACGTGATAAACGCCGAGAAGAACAGTAAGGAGATGGGGCTGTGAATAAAATAAAGGAGGTGTATCATGTGTGAATTTGTAAGTTGGGTTGAACACGAAGACAAGCTGTATTACTTGACGGCGAACCTGTTGAACACGAAGGAGGGCCGCGATCTAAAGAAGTTTCTCGGCACTGCATACGCCGTGGACATTAAAGGCCACGGAGCGATTGAGCATTACTTCGGAATCAAGGGAAAGCATTGTGAATGCACTGATTTTTCGTCCCCGAACAACTTCCCCGCTGAGATAGTCAATGCGATGAAGTCCGGTGCATTCCGAGGCATTGGAATACCCGATTCACAGGTGCTAACCAAGAAGGCGTACGCCGACTACGAGTCCAAGCGCGATTCGCTCTACGCCGACTACGAGTCCAAGCGCGCAGATTTTTTTTGGGATATATTCATGGACAAGAAAAACCGCGCGAGGGCGTGGAAATGAGAATCAACCTTGTCAAGCGCCATGACGGCACGTTCATTCCGGCCTACAACAGCGACGCCGAGAAGTGCGCGAAAATGAAACCGGCAATTTACGCGATGTCATGGAAGCGCGAGCGTAACCCGAGACACCACGCACTAGTGTTTGGGATGGCGCGGTGCACCCTGGAAAACATGTCCGGCCCCTGGAACTCCGCGTACATGCGCGACCGCAACGGTACACCATACGAGTTTCTAAAGGCAATCATGATCGAGATCGGGCAGGTCGATATAAGCATGAAGCTCGACGGTACGCCGCGCCCGATGGTAAAGTCGCTGGCGTTTGAACAGATGAGCGAGGACGAGTTCCAGCCCATCAGCGATGCGATATCCGAGAAGTGCGCTGAAGTGCTCGGCGTTGAAGTTGACGAGTTTCGGAAAAACTATCAGGAGTATATGTAATGTTTGAAGGCACAATCATAGACCCAGCGATCCGCAAGCAATTAACACGCCAGTACCGCGAGTGGAACAACGCGCGGTCAAAGCTGAAAGGTGAGTTGAAGTGCAACCGGTGCAAGAACTACTTTCCGCGCGATCTGATAACAAAGGTTTACACAGGGAATGGTAGATGGTGGAACGCCTATTGCGATGAGTGCTTGGCTAAGCGCAATCCTAGAATGGCAAGGAGAAGATATGAAGAAGCCACTTAAACCCATAGGCATGTGCGAGATATGCGGCCGCGAGAAGGCGACGCAATGCCACGAGCGGTTCCCGGACACAAAGACTAACTACCGGCTCTACGGCGACCTGCTATACTCCCGCGAGAACACGATGTTCGTTTGCGCTCACTGCCACGCCTCCCACGCGAAGCACGGTCAGGGGCTTGTGGTGTGGGACGAGATGGAGTTCTGCGCGGAGTTGGGGATCGAGCCGAGAAGCAAGACCGCAAGGGCAAAGGCAATGTTCAGATGAAATACGACCTGAACCAGATCATCCTCGCCGACTGCATGGACGTAATGGCCGACATCCCAGACAAGTATTTTGAGCTTGCGATTGTTGACCCGCCGTATGGGATAGGAGTTACTAAAAATAAAAGATTAGTAAACAACAGTTTTAATAAGTGGGATGAAAAGATACCTGATGGCACGTATTTTGAAGAATTATTCCGTATATCGCAAAATCAAATAATATGGGGCGGGAATTATTTTATTGAACATTTAAAAAATACACGTTGTTTTATTTCTTGGGATAAATTAAACCATCATGATAATTATGCTGACTGCGAACTTGCATGGACTTCATTTAATGAAAACGCAAGAGTTTTAAAATATATGTGGGACGGCAATAGATATGGTTTTATAGGAGAAATAAAAGGTGTTGGGAAAAAAACTATTCGTATTCATCCTACGCAAAAGCCTATTGATATATATCGTTGGCTACTACAAAACTACGCAAAACCAAACGATAAAATAATAGACACGCATTCCGGTTCTGGTTCTTGCGCCATCGCGTGTCACATCGAGAAGCATGATTTTCTTGCCATCGAGAAAGACCCGGACTACCACGCCGCATCGGTGAAACGCCTCGAAGAGGTCCGCGCGCAGGGGGTACTGTTTTGAACCTTATTGACACATACATCCGCCACGAGATAGCATCCCTCGGCTTGGAGTTCGTCCCAGAATTTAAATTTCATCCCGTCAGGAAATGGTTACTTGACTACGCGATACCTTCGCGCAAGATAGGCATTGAAATCCAGGGTGCGACATACTCCGCCGGTCGTCACACGCGCGGGGCAGGTTACGCGAACGACTGCGAAAAGCTGAACGCGGCTCAGTGCTTGGGGTGGCGGGTGCTGTGGTACACGACGCAGCAGTTGAAGGCCGACCCTTCGGTGGTTGCGCGAGACATTAAATTATTGCTTGATAAATAAGATATTGCAAGTATAGTGACAACATGGATAAGAAGTTCAAGCCTATCGGAGATTGGGATGATTCGATGTCATTGTGCCCATCGCAATGCTATCTGCATTTTAGGTATGCTCGACGATCTTATCAACTGTACTTGCGTTGGAGGTGGGACGACCCGTGGGAGGCGTATCTCGCATATACGAACTTCGCTCATACTTATCCGATGATCTGGCTGGATATACCGTTTTTTTCGTATGATGAAGTATCACTTGCAAAGGAATCAGCGATAAACAGTGCTATTGATGTCATAAAAACAAGGAGGACGATATGAGCTTTGACGCTACATTAACCGCGATCAATCACGAGATCAGATTCCGCAAGATAATCCTTGAAGCCGCCGCGAAAGCTGGATGCGATAACCTACCGACGATAGCGGCCAACCGTGACGAGATCGCGGAGCTTGAACAAATCCGCGCGAATCTTGAAGAGATACAGGGGAGGGTGAAATGACAAGGTTTTTGAAGCGAGCGGAACGAACCAATAATAAGTGTGATGGTTGTATCTTCAGGAGACCACCATATTCATTTGGGCCTTGCCGTGCTTTCAAAGTTCCATTTTGTGGTACTGACAAAATATATATTCTCGTCCCCCGTCCCCCCGACGGCACCCGCTGCCGCGATCTGGACGGGAATATCAAGGTAGTGGGGGTAGACGTATGATTGACCCCCGCGCATACCCATACATCGCCGTGGTGATTCTCATCGTCGCCGTCGCGTGTGCGATCATGATCCGCGATATAATCCGGGACATCATCAAAGATAAGAAGAGAGGGCTGAGATGAAAACTATTATATTAACCGAGAAGCATTTTGACTCAAATGGAGTGTTTACCGCCGAGGAGTTTTACAACGCAGATACGGGGCGTTATGAATTCCACGGCAATGTTAGGACAAACGTATTAGTATCAATATTCAAAAAATCTGTTTTCGTCAAGGGCGGCCAGACCGTCGAGGGCGACCAGTACGTCGAGGGCTACCAGACCGTCGAGGGCGACCAGTACGTCGAGGGCTACCAGACCGTCGAGGGCGACCAGTACGTCGAGGGCGAC